TCAACCAGCCGTGCCCAAGAATCAGAAAATCTTTGACAGACCGACGGAACGGCTTGCGGAAATCGTGATGCCGCCATAAATGGTTCACCACGGCCTCAACAAACGAAGCGTTCGGCTCATCGCCAGGATGATTCGCCCTGACAACGATCTTCGGATGGTTCACCGCTACCGAAGGCGCAATCACATTCACCGTAGAAAACGACAAATTGACAGCGATCAAATCGCGTTCCGCTGTCGTAGTACGAGGCCAATGCTTACCCCTATACATGTCGATTAGGCGACGCCACGTCCTGTCATGGCCCTCCTCGTCGCGCCAACGGCGCGACAGGTCCAGCCGATGCTGATAATCGCTTAAAAGTTCACTACGAGTCTTACGAGGCATCAGAACATCGCCCTATCAGGCAACCTTTCAATATTGCGGCCCTGAGACTTCGCCTCCTGATACCGCTTGTCCCCCAACTCGCGGCGAGACAAATGCTGCTCGTCGGCAGGCAACTGGGAACGGTAACCCGACTTCGTGTCAACACGCAAAGTCAGGAGCTTCTGACGCCACAACCAAAGGTCTGCGAGTTCATCCGAACCCACAGGCCCCCGAACAGATTCCGTATACGAAACGAAATCATCAAATGTGGCATCAGGTGGCAGAACCGCCACCGCTACGGCTGCTTAGAAGCAGGCTCAACCTTGCCCGTCTCGCCATGCTGGTTGAACGGAGTGTCACGCACCGAAATTTCGCCGTAACCGCCCGTCTGGTTGTTCACCTTGGGTGAATCAAACCGCTGCTTGGGTGAACTGGGGCCACCAGGTTCCCAAATAGGGTTCGCTGACACAGAGCCACCACGCTCCATCTTGTTGTTCTGGCCCTTCGGGCCGTCAACGGTTGTGGTACCGCTAGTGAACGAAACGAACTTCTTCGCCATAAAAATACTCCTGGGTGAAATGAATAGACATGTCTACAAACAGCGGTCAGGGTGTCCCACGGACGCTGTTCGCACCAATCCTGTATAAGGAGGAATCAGCGTCATCGGCAACGGCAAGCCTGCGAAACCACTCAACTGTCCAATAATCATCAGGCTGATCCACATACTCGGGGGCGTGAGCGTACTTCCTCATCTGGTTCGCCAACGCCAAAGCCATCACCCTGTCGTCATAGGGCGACCCCGACATGCTGCCACGCTCATTGCGGGTAAAGGTCCGCAACTCCCCGACCGTATGACGGTCATACAGACGCAACTCGTCGTTACGCAACGCCATCCCCAAATCGTCAATCATCAAAGGCTTCGACGTGCGTGTCGTCCGCCAACCAAACTCCATCGACACCTTGGAAGTCACCTGGTTCAACGACCGCTTACGAAACATGCGAGGATACCCCAACTGGCGCAACATCGTAATCGTCGTCAAACCATGATTGTTCGACTCCACACAGCACAACGCATCCCGATACCACAAACCAACCCTGAACACCTCAGCAGCCAGCTCGTCAGGCGGAATATGGCCGTGCCATATCGCCGCCTGATCGCCCGTGCTCACATCCAACACCTGGATGCACGAATAATCGCCATGGCCCAAACCCTCAGCCGTATCAACACCCAACACGTAAGCATGGTTGGACTCAGGCTTACACCAAACCTCCAAACTCACGACCTGAACTCTACAGACCTGGGCGACAACTCATGCAAATACCCCGACAACCCAGGTCGGCAACGAACCATCATGTCGTCCAACACATCCAAATCGAACACAGGGTTACCCGACCGCACAAACGCCTCCTCAGGCGTCGTCGGATACTCCTGAGCCAACTGCCAAGGCAGCATCGACTGCTTCTTCTCCTCGTACCAAGACGGGCCACGATCCTCAGTCGCAGACCACGGAAAAAACATCGACTCGAACTTGTTGTTCCCCGTGCTGGCCCCCGTCCACAAATGATGAAAAAAGTTTCCCGACCCATTCGCCGTAGACAAACCAATAATACGGCCACCCACGTCAGCGACAGGTTCAATAGAGGACCACGCCTCCTCAGGATTCGGCAAAAACGCCCACTCGTCCACCACGATAAGCGTGGCGGACTCACCACGCGCAGGATCAGACGCAGACGGCATCGAAACAATCTGAGAACCATTGCCGAAAAACATGCGTTGCTGATGCTCAACAAGCTGCCTCGGGCCACGCTCCACCATCCACCCAGGCAAATGCTTAAACCCGTACTTCGTCTTCCGCAACAACTGAACAGCCTCACGCTCAGTACGCGACAAATCAATAATGTTCTGATCCGCATGAAAAAACGCCAACCAAAACTGGTGAGCAGCCACCAACGTAGACCACCCGATCTGACGGGCCTTCAACGTCAACGAATAACGGTTATCCGCCCAATGGCTCAAAGCGAAAGACTGGGCATCCCGAAGATCAAAAAGAATTCGACCATGAGCAGGATGAGCAATATGCCAATACTTACGCAAGAAGTACGACTCATCTCTTCCACACTTCCTCCACTCCGCTTCCTGACGCAGCTCACCCAGACGGCTCATCACCCAGGATGATCCGCAAGGAACTCAGCATACGCCTCAGGGCTATTCAAAATGATAGTAACCCCTTCAGGCTTCGATGACCGACCAAGATTCATGCTAATCGTTCCAATCAACGTACCAACCGCCACCAACAAGCCTGTCACGGCCACAACGAACTTAGTGATCGTGCTCATCTACTCGAACAACGATTGTAACGTCCGACCCAAACCCCAAACCATGAAGGCAGCACACACCACAGCCGAAACACTCAACAACAGCGCCGTAGCACCAACCCTACGCACCACGCACCACGCACCTACTGGTTGCTCAACAACGACAAACCACCGCCAGCCATCAACGCAGGACCAGCTAACCCACCCGTTCCCACAGTCAACAAACCAGCACCAACCATCGCCGCAACCAAAGCCAACTTGTGTTCCAACGGCATGTCTCCCACGCTACCACCAAGCCCCCTCAACACATCACGCGCCCCCTCCAAACCACGCTGATTGATTCTCCTCTGCTCATCAGACAACGGCGCCCCAGGCAAAAAATCGCCGCCCCGTTCACGCCCATCCCGAGACGACTCAGGATTCTGACGCCCAATCCGAGGAGGCTCACCACCCATCCGCGAAACCAGATCCCGCAACTGAGTAGCAGAAAACTCTGGATCATCGGCCACAGCATCAGGCAGCCCCTGAAACAGCCACGGTCCATCATCAGGCTCAGGCAGCGGCTCAGGCACAGGATCGGGGACAGGCTCAACAGCGTCACTGTCCGCAGGTTCAGGCACATCATCCGTGATACCACCCTCGTCAGGAAGCGATATATAGCGCGGAGTGCGGCCAAGGTAGTCATAAATCTTCGTCACCCAGTTTCCCTCTTCAGCCGACCCTCCCTCAGGATCGGGAGGCACATCTTTCCCCTCCCTGCGAGCCTGCTCCGCAGCAGCCTCCAAAAACTTTCGACCCTCAAGGTCAGACGCACCCCCCCAAAAACCGCGCCCGTCAGGCCCCGACTGCCACAAAGCAGGAGGGTTGCCGTAACCACCCCAATGGAAAACACCGCCCATTTGCTGCGGACGCATCTGCTCTACACGCAACAACTCGGGCTGCAAACTCACAGACCGATCAGGGCGAGAACGAACCCCCTGAGCATTAGGCCCCCACATCGAAACAGGCCCAGCCATTATCATCCACCACCCTCAGAACGAAACTCCGCAACCAAACCCGCAAGCTCATCAGCCAACTCGTCATCCGACAAACCAACAACCTCACGCTCATCATCAACAACCACACGCCGCCTCGGCGTGAACTTCTCAACATACTGCAAATACAACGACGCAGCCTGCACAGACCCACCAACCGCAGCAGCATGCAAAGAATCAATCACACCCTGGGTCCGCTCAGGATGAATATTCAACTCAGCAGCACGACGATCCCACTCCCTCACAAACCTCGGATCACGCTTCCACCGACGAATAGAATCAGGATGACACCCATTCTGCTCAGCCCACTCATACTGGAACTTAGGTTCCCTATCGGGACCCTGAAGAACCCAATCCAAAAACGTCGCCCACTGCTCAGGCATCACCTTCGCACCAGAATCAGGATCAACCTTCCAGCCCCGACCACCACCATTCTGCGGCATCAAACACCTCCAACAACTACACCAACCTGTCCCACCAAACACCCTAGTAAACACTGGGTGGGACACCAAACATCATATTAAAAAAGGGCTAGGCACGGGCGACGCGGAGCGTCGCCCTCTAGCCGCAAGCCCAGACATCAAGGAACAGGCCCCAAGCCTGAGACGAAGATGTCAAAGCCCCAGTATAAGTGCAAGCCCCAGTATAAGTGTGAGCAAAAGCCCCCAGGGCGGAAGCCAGAGAACTCGAACGTATCGGAAACGCTTATCTATACATGGTTCGTAGAGGGGGCCCGCCCCCCCTTGGGGGTGCCCCTGCCAGTTGCCCAGCGAACCTGTTAGGCTTGCTTTACTTTCGGCGTTAGGCCAGGTTCACCCTGGCTGTCAGCTTTGCCTACGGTTTCTGGTGAAGTGTGTTTGGCACCAGGCGTTAGGCGCCCCTAACACCAGGCGTAAGGCGAACCATGCGCCCGAGGGTAGGCGGACTACTGCTGCAGGGTAGTTGCTATCGGTGGCATGGTTGCCATGTGGCAATAATGGGTCTTGATCGGTGCGGCCTTGTGTAGTAATGTGGTTCCTAGTCGGCCAGGTCGGTCGACGCTTGTTATTTGACAATCACATATGTGTCTAGTCGTGACCGTAGGTCACGCTGACCTATGCCACGCCTGCCACGTATGTGGTGAGGAGAGAAACAATGGCTAAGACAGTCACGACTACCGATAAGGGTAGGGACTTCCCTACCGATGCGAAACTGAAAACGCTGGTAGGGAAAGTTAATACTCATGAGCGCGGCGCGTTCACGGTTGGTGATGCCATCGCGGTGCTAATCCCTAGGGACGTAGCACACTGGAGGCATCGCTCGATTAGCGGTGAAACGGTGAAAGAAGCGGAAGTATTCGCTATTCTCGCTGCTACCGAAGATAGCAACGATGCAAAGTGCAATCGGTCAGCGAATACGCTGATCCAGTGGCGCAATGTTGCTACGGCCTTTCCTAAGGCGGTCAGGGTAGAGGGCGTTTCGTTCGCTGCTCATAAATACCTGGCGGCCCTAGCGTGGAAGAACAAAGGCGCGCGGAGGTCAGCCATTGTGGAATGGATGACGACCAATAAGCCTACGGCAGCGGA